TTGAGAAACATCTTAAGCGGGGCTGCGCAGCGTCCTGTGACAGAGGAAGTGCGCCAAATGCTTGCTGAAGTACGAGCGCAACATCCGAAAGACTTGGATTATTTGCGTGCCATAAATGACGCTGTAAAAAAGGCAAAGTCATCTGGCTTGGCTCTTGGTGCGCAGATGGCGCGAGAGCGCAAGCAGCCGATAATTGGGCCAGAACAAATACCCCCTGTTTCGCCAACCGTCGAAGGTCTGCGCCGTGAGCTGGAACATCTTGGAGGGAGAGAAGTGACCGACGCGACTTTGGCACGGTCAGCCGAGATCGTGCGCGAGTTGCGGGCGTTGGAAGGACCCAAACCAGAGGTTGCGCCAGAGGCTCCTGTGGGCGAAGTTCCGGTTGAGCCGCAGACTATCACCGGACGAGAAGGGGAAAAAGCTCCTGAAATGCCGGCGGGCCGGGGTGCAATTCCACGGGCGGCTCGTCGTCCTCGCGAACGGCCTTTCGACATTATTGACACCATCCAAGCCCACATGGGCGGCAAGCTCTCTCTGGATTACGCCCGCAAGTTCCGTGAAGGTTACAAACCAACAGGTGTGGCACGCAAACTGTTTTCACGCCAAGGGCCGTACGCACTGGACGTAACTTTGGATGCTCTTCATCGGGAAGGTCTTTTCAGGAATATCACCAGTGAAGACGAGCTGATTGACGCCATTGACGCGGCTGTGGAGGCTCGCAAGGGTCGAGTGAAGATCCGCACTGCTGAGGAAAAGGAGATTGCTCGCCAGGAAACACAACGGAAAGACTTTGAAACGACAGCTCTGCGAGGCCGACGCCGTGTTGGTGAACCGAGGAAGACCGAGCCAATAAAGGTTAACGACTTATTGGAAGGTGATGAGTTCACGATTGCTGGCGTAAAAGTGAAGGTCAAAGAACTGGTTTTTGACCGTGACACAGACGAACTGGCGCATGTGGTTTTGGAAGATGGCCGGCGGTTTGAAGTGCAAACCGTGGGGCCTGACCAAATCCTGAAGGTTGACGAAGGCACGATCAAAAAGACCCCACCTCCACCAGCTCCTCCACAACTCAGGCCGATGGAAACGCAGGGGGATTTACTATCGACACAACAGGAACCGTTCAAGCTGACGGGTGAAACCGCAACGGACGTTGAGAGAATCGCCGCTGAAAAGGAGCGAGTCGAAAAGGAACGCGCCGAATCGGAGAAGCAACAACGCCCTCTATTTGGCGAAGGACCCGGCGCGGCTCCTCGCGGGTTCGGTCCGTACCCAGCCATCAAGCAGCTTCAGGATCAGCTCAAAGCCGCGCCAAAAGTTGGTGTTCGACAACGTCTTTCTTGGGGTGAACGGAAAGCCGATGCTTGGGCGCAAGGCAAAGACGCCTTCAGCCGTGCAACCGCTTTTTCAGCCAACGTGACGCAAGCCATCAAGGAAATTGCGCGTGGTATAACTACCGTTACTGACTTGGAACGACGTGTTGGCGAGTACGATTGGGCCATCCAACAATCTGCCGGCATGTCGAAGGCCATGAAAGAGGACATGCTAAAGCAGATGAAGAATGTCACCGACCGTGAGGCGGCGGCTGTGTTGATTGATTCTGCTCGCATTGCCGTTGACCCACGTAATCCAGCCGACGTTCGACAAGTGATTGCCGATGGTTTAACCATGATGACAGCGGACACTAAACCGTCTGTGCGCCGTGCTTTTGAACGTGCTCTTGATCCATCTCTTGAAGTGCGGCAGTTCACAGAATCGCTCAAGCAATACTACGGGTTGCGAGAGCAGGACGCTATTGACGCCGATCTGTTTGAACATGGCTTGCGCGAGTATTACACGCACGTTTGGAAAGATGAACGCAACATGCCTGGAAGATTGGTGACAGCGTTCACCAGTGGTAAAGTCTCGACATACTTCCAATACGCTCGTGAACGCAAAATATCGACTTTCGTTGAAGGGATAATGGAAGGCAAGACGCCTGTGCTCGATCCGGTTGAAGTAATCCCGAACTACAACTTTTCAATGGACAGGGCAATTGCCAGTAGGACACTGGTAAAGTCTTTCAACGATTTGATGTCTAGTGAACGGACGCTTCAATATCCGCATGGTCGCCCGTTGGTTGAACCTCTTGGCGGTTCGGCTTCTCCTGACCCCACTTCAGGTCCTGTTCTCATTAAGCCCAAGTTGAAAACCGCAGACATGGCTGGTTACAAGGCGGTCGATCACCCGGCAATGCGCAAATGGAAATGGGTTCAGGATGTTGATGGTCGGCCTGTCGTTGTTCAAGGCGATCTGGTCGTGCATCCCGAAGCGTATAAACGTCTGAGTCGGATGATGGATAAACACGTGCTCACTCCACATCCAGTTACTAAGGCTGCTCTTTCCATCGGTGCGGAAGTCAAGGGTTTGAAGCTGGGTGCTGTCCCGTCCGGGTTTCATCTCATTCATGTCGGAACGCATGGGCTGCTTCACTGGACAAATCCCTTCAAGTTCAGTGGCCGCGAGTGGATGTCTGAAGGCGCAATCAACTGGGAACATCCGTTTACGCGATATGCCGTTGAAAAAGGCCACCTTAAAATCGGTGTTGATCCGCACGAATTGAGCATCTTCGCAGAAGGTCTTGGTGCAAGTCCTTTGGCTCGCACTGTTGGGAATTTTCTGCGGGTTGGACCGCTGAAATTCGGTGACATTGCACATGGATTATCCAGTTTGCTATTTGAAACCTACATTCCGAAACTCAAACTGGCCACTTTCGAGAATGCGTTTCAACGCGCAGAGTGGGCACAAAGAAAGCTTGGGCTGTTTAAAGGTCTGAACCGAGATCAGATTGCCGCCAGAACAGGGGATGCTGTCAATAATGCTTACGGGGAAATGAATCACCTGTTCCTTGGAAAGGCTGGTCGCCACCCAGGGTTTCAACGAGCATTGCGATTGGCTTTTCTGGCCCCTGATTTTGGCGAGGGAAGGCTTCGTTTTGCCGGAAAAGCTTTGACTCGATATGGACATGAGGAACGCTTTGCCTTGATGACTCTTGCCGCTGTTGGTTACTTCGGAGCGCGTTTAGCCAATTATCTTGGTCATGGTGATCCTGAATGGGACTTCAAAAATGCTCTGCGCGTAAAGGCTGGGGACAAATGGTACTCAATGCGGAGTGTTGCTGGTGACATCATTCATGCTCTCACAGCTCCAAGACAATTTACTTACGTGCGGTTGAATCCTGCAACGAGCCAACGTGTATGTGACTTGGCTGCTGTCCGGGATGTTAACACGGGCCGAGACCTGACGTGGGGCGACCAGTTGAAACGTGCCACTCAGACAGTGTTGCCCATTCAATTTAGCGGGCTCATGCGTGAAGATCAGACTTTCCTTGAAGGCTTTGGAACTTCAATGGCTGGTGTTACAGCAGCCAATGATTGGGCGGAACAGGATGTTCGCAGTCTCGCCTTGGATTGGAACAATGCCAATGGCCACCCGCCACCTGCGGAGTTTGTCCCCAACGACACGCCCACATACAATAAACTGCGCTTGGCACTGCGGCTTGGTCGCACTTCACTTGCCAAAGATTTGTTAAACGACTTACGCAAAACTCGAAGTGATAAACAGATTGAACATTTCGTGGGTGAGTATGTCGAGCATCCGTTCACTGGGAGTAACGAGAGAGAAAACCAGTTCATTGGCACGTTGAGCATTACACAGCAGAGGCTCTACGTGAAGGCGCGCCAAGAACGGATAAAGGATATAACTGAGTTTTACAGGTTGTTGGCCCACACTCCGCGCAAGCAGTAATGCCTAAAGCCGCTCCAAAACCGCCATTTCAGAAGTACGGTTACACTTGGGCGGCAAACACGCATCCTCTTGAGATTGAATTCTTCTGCATTCGCCTTGGTGAATCCACCCTGAAAGCCCAAGGTCGGTCGCTGTTCCAACATTACCGCGAAGCACAGGCAATCCTATGGCCGGAAGACGACACCCACAGGTGGAGCGATCTTGGACTGCAAGGGATATGCGACAATGAAATCACTGTCCTCGTTGGAAGTTCTGACTCGAACAAGACGTATTTGATGAGTCGGTTTGTGTTGGTGGATTGGTGGGCTAACCCGGATGACACGCTTTGGCTCGTGTCCAGCACCGAACTGCGCGGGGCCGAACTCCGTATCTGGGGTGTGCTCAAGCAACTATTCAACCGCGCAAGAGCCCGGTTCCCGTGGCTCGTCGGCACGGTTTTGGAGTTTGCACACGCAATC